ACCTTGGATACCTTGTGGTCCGGCAGGCCCAGTCTGTCCGATTGGTCCTTGTTCCCCACGTTCTCCACGAACTCCAGGTTCTCCATCTCGACCACGTTCTCCTTGAATACCTTGCAAACCTTGAGGTCCTTGTAAACCGTCTCCTCCTTTAGGTCCAGTATCACCTTGCGGTCCACGTTCTCCAGCATCTCCTTTAGGTCCGATAGGTCCACGCTCACCAGTTTTGCCCTTATCTCCTTTCGGACCAGGCGTTAACGAGATGTTTCTTAATTCATCTTTCGTAGCAAGGTTACTTGTGTCAATATTTGGCTTTGATTCTAGCGCTGTTATACGTTGTTTCAAGGCACTGTCATCATAGACGGTATCTTTATCAGTCTTTGCCTTTAGACTTTCAATTTCGGTTGAAATTCGCCCGATTTCAGTACGTAGATTGCTATCGTCATACGTTCCACCTTGTTCTTTGATTTTTGCAAAGAGTTCATCTATTTCTTGTTTAGTAACGATATTTTCAACGTCAACGATACGTCCTGATGTCCGTTCGACTAACGGTGTTTTTCTAGCTTTGTCAATAGCACTGAGCCATACATTAAATGCGAATGCATAAACGTCGGTAGATTGTTCTACTTTCTCAAAGTAGATATAGCCAATCACGGATTCATCAGCAATGATTGATGTACTATCGAACGGAACCGTAATAATGTTTCCCTCGATTGTGGCTTCCACAGTTCTATAACGTTTGGTTTCCTTGAAGTAAAACAAGCAAAGAACTTTAGAAGCAGTTAGCCCTTCTGTAGTGAATTTGAACACCGCTGTCCCTTTATCGTGGCTATAAATTTCATGATTTAATTTTTCAATGCATCGATTAGCTGACGTAATACTTAAATGTTTTTCGATTATTTTATCCATACGCCCTCCTTTTTAAAATAAAAAGAGGACTCGCAACGAGCCCTCTATGATCCGTAATCTTAACCTTCAATCTTCTTCAATTCGTTAAATCCATTCACGACAGATTCAATAAGCATGCGTTTAGACTCATCGTCTAACACAATACCATTTTTAGCTAACTCATCCGTAAATGCTTTACTAGCTTGCTCGAATTTATCAGCACTTGCATTGGATACATCCTTAAAAATCTGTTCAGTTGCACTAACTACCGTGTTCGCAATAGACTTAGCCAATTCATAGTTTTTAGCATCCGTTTTGGCTTTCAATTCACTAGCCTTTGTTTGGATGAATCCTTTCAGCCCTGTGAATGCTAGTCCTACTAATACGACTAACACGCTCACGATTCCATTGATGATTGTTGCTTGTAATTGTTCCATTTTTATTCATCCTCTTTCTTTTCGATTTCAATTTCGATTATTTTTTGGAATTTCTTATCTTGATTTTTTCGCATTTGGTTGATGTACGGTCTCAATGCTTCGGGGAATGGTAAGCCCAATGCTTCCCAATTCTCCATCAACGACCCCACATAACTCATAATGAAAAATAGACATGTGGTTATTCCTATCTCTCTATGATTGAGAGCTCTAGCATATAGGGCAACTATCATGACTACTGATATGACAAGAAAATGTCTGAGCAGTCCATTCGTGCTCGTTTTACTGTCAAATTTTTTCAATTTAAAAGCCTTGATGTAGCCAGAAACTACATCAAAGCAAATTAACCAAAACAAAATTTGAATATACGGACTGCGCATTAATCCTTGCAAATGCATTGTCAATACGTTAAATTCTACATCTATCATCTACTACAACTCCATGATTTCTACAACTGTTTTATATTTTTTAATTTCATCTCGCTTGTTCGCGTTATCTTGCTCTAAACGTTGAATATCTTCTGAAAGATTTTGAATTTTCTGTTCGTATTGCGCTTTTTCTTCGTTCATGCGATTAATATCTGCCTGCTTAGTAGTCACTTTCGCTTCTAATGCAGTAATTCTGTTCTTAATTTGTTCTAATTCCATATATAGTCAATCTCCTTTTTAAGAAAGTAATTCGTTAACTCGGTTTTGAACAGCTTGTGCATCGTATCCAGCATTAGTCAAACTGTCATAGCGTTCTTGACCATTTCCCCACAATCCTTGAAGGACTTGGTTTGCGATTTCGTCAATATCGTAGTCGCTTGTATATGAATCATCACCGCTTAGCATACTATTAACTCTATCTTGAACCGCTTGAGCGTCGTATCCTGCATTAGTGAGATTATCATATCTTTCTTGGCCATTTCCCCAAAGCCCTTGGAGAACCTCTTGCGCTACGCTATCAATGTCTGCGCTAGTGCTATTATCTGTACTATCACCGTTCAACATGCTATTTACTAAATCTTGGATGTGGTATGCATCGTATCCAGCATTCGTTAAATTATCATAACGATCTTGCCCGTTGCCCCATAGGCCTTGAAGGACTTCCTGAGCGACTGTTTCGTTTGATTTACCTCGGTTGCTAGTGTTTACGCTAGATTTCGTTGTTGTAACTGTTTCTTGCGTAGTAGGGCCGTCCGATACTTGCCCTAACATTTCATCAACTGTATTGCCTAATGTAGCGAAGTATCGCATACGATTAACAAAGTATTCTTTCACACTTTCAGTAGAATTCCCATGTAGTTCCATACTACGATGTGGGCATGTTGTTGGAACGAACTCGTGATGTAATCTAACAGTGCTAGTATTGATTGGTAAGCCGTAATAGATTAAGTCTTCAGTAGCTTGCATCAACGTCATATCTTCATTTTGCAAGAATTCTTCATCACTTACTTTCATGCTTTCGCATACTTCATAACCAATCGAACGACAGTTACTCCACCAGTCCCCTGTGTGATAGCCAATGTTGAATGTGTCAATCACTCGTGCAATAGTATTTCGATTGCAGTAATAATGTGCAATTCCTAATGATTTATCACGATTTCTTAACCAATTAACGTATTGCTCAGGTGTCATACTTCCTGCATCGTTATGAATCACCACGAAATCGATACTTGTTAAACGTCCTGCATCCATTAAATTTTCATTGATTTTATTTACCATAATTTTTTCCTCTTTTCTTTTTAAATTTTAAAACTGACACTATGAAGTCCAAGCCATTTTTTGTCTGCATTATCTTTAATAACGACACTGCCGGTGTTATAGATACAGATTGCTACTGGCTTAAAATCGTCGTTCATCCCGAATGTGAAGACTTGTTTTTCAGGCCTAAAATCTTGTGGAAGTTGAAATACAACTGTTTCTTTATCGATATTTCCACCTGTTGCAATACCTCTAAATCGAACAATACCATCAACGCTTTTATAATATTGAACTTGCTCGTATTCTGTTCGATGTTGCCATCCACTCTGCAAATTAGCAGTCTTCCAATCAGTATTCGCGCTAGTTGTAACAACTCTAATCCATTCACTCCAACGGTTTGAATCACATCTACGCATATAGAACTGGTCTGAATTAAACGGCACATAGAACTGAACACAGTGGCTTGAATCGCTACTGTGCGTTATTACGTTAACGTAGCCGTAATTATTAGTTCCTGAAGGATTATTTTGGACTCCAAAAGCATGGTATCCACCAGCTGTTTTCAGATTGTTTAAATCGCCAGTAAATTTATTTGATTTTCCATCTTTTGACGTTAATGAGAATTCCTGGATTGGTTTTCCATTAGACATAATGCCATCTTCAACATTTAGGCTACTGTGGAATGCAACTGGAAGATGTGACTCGAAGTGTCCATCCAACTCTGGGAATCCTCCGACTGCTGCTCTGTTGTCACCCCACGCCCAAAGCACTCTTGAAGAGCGAACGAGCAGCACTGAGTCTACTAAATCACTTAGCTTATCTTGAATTACTAATCGAACATTGTATGCCTTGGATAGTTCATAGAACGCACCACAGTCGATTTGACGATTGATTTTTTCTGTACTCTCATTTGTGAGATTTACGGCATCAATCCATCGATTCGCCTTCTTAGCTGAGTACTGAATTTTAAGCGTGTAAGGATTCCTATTTACCCCATCAATAACTAATGGACTCACGTTTGCAGCAACTGTTGCAATGATAGTCTTATTAGTACCGTTCCCCGTTCTGTTAGCAAGAAATGCGATAATCTTAGGAGCGTAATAATCCCATACTTTAATCGTTTTTGATTTAGTAGCGGTTCTACCCCTCGAATCAGTAATCTTTGCTGTAACTTCTAAATTACCTGCCTTATTAGCTGGGAAATCTCCAGTTGAAGCTCTTACGACTAAATTATCCACAGTTAACTCAGTAGATATGATCGTTGAGCCATGAGAGCCTGCTGCATTAATTGCTTCAACTCTCATTAGAGATTTACCTTTGACATAATTGCCTGTAGGAATGAATTCTGCTAATCGTGCTGTTCTTTCAGTAATCGTAACGTCTTCAAGAGTAGGAACGATGGAAGCGGGAACCTTAATCGGAATCCCTCGTTTAAACTCATCGTATCCAATTTGCTCATCCCCTCTAAATGTCCGTACACAAACATCTATTTGTCCTGTGTCACTATTCGTGATTCGATTCGCATAATCAATCGGAATTGTAAATTGTACACTTGTATCGTGCCCAGTCCCCAAATCATTCCATCCGCTGTCGTTGACTTTCCAAAGAACTTTATGTCTGAATTCACTTACTTTCTTTTCAATTTCCACTGTAACTAGTTTTCCTAATTCAGTTGCTGATACAGAACGGATTGTACTTGCGCGAGGGATAGTAGAAAGATTAAGCGTCCCGCTAAACCAACCAATATCTCCTAAATTGGAAACGTTCGTTAATCTAGCACGGATTGAAATACTCTTGCTTCCGTCCTCATTATGCGGAATTGTTACACTTCCCTTGCCAAGAGATACCCATTCTTTATCTCTTAAGTCAAAACTAACGTATTTACTAATAACTTTTTGACCGTTGATTTCAGCTTCTGCCAAACTCTCATCGTTTAGATCGTATGCCCACGTACTCCCGCGTTCGAGCATTAAATGATAAACCACTTCTGAAGTGTTGTAAGGAATACTCGTGCTTGCTTCTGTCACTTGGAAGACTAAACGCACATATCCGTTGCTAGTTGTTTTAGAAAAATTAGCCATTTACAGCACCTCCTACATACGATATAGTTGTAAACTCGTTGTCGAAGCGCTCGAAAATGTGGTTCGCAATCGTGACACTATTCCAGAATGTCGCGCTGACGATGTTCATTTGCTGACCAGAAACATACGCTACGACACGTCCAGAATCGATAAATTCCATACGTTCGTTTGTGTATCGAGTTTGAAGTTTTTCACCGTTTTTACCAATTAACAAGCCGTCTTCCGATACGTTGAAATATGTTGAGATAGCATTTAATAGAACACTGGATTGTTCCATGTTAAGCTCTACTGCTTTGGTTCTCTGTCCGAGTCCCTTAATCTCTTCTGCAGTTTCTTGGATTCGCTTATAAGACTCTTCCAAGTTACTAAATTTACCCGTCAAATCTCTAAGTGTATCTTCTGTGACTTGAGACTTATTGATGATTTCCATGACATTAGCGAATTGATCAGCGTGCTCTCTGTTGCGCTCCTCAAATTCCTTCTGTAGTCGTTCTAGTTCTTTGTCGTCTTTATTTAGAACTGGTTGCCATTTCCCGTTTGTAAAGATTTTTGGAACATCTTTGCTCGAGTCGCTTGTATCTGTCCACAAATCTCCAACAGAAGGATTTTCCGGTGGAGTAGGCCCAACAGCCTTACTAACAATGAAATCTTTAATCACGATTGAATTTCGAGCGATAATCTGATTATTTTCTAACGCTTCGCATGTAAATGTTGCTTGACGATTAACATCGTTGACTGTTATGTCTAAAATCATCGAATTGCCGTGTGCAGCATTCCATGATTCATCAGTGCTTGTGTCATATTCACTAGTTCTTGTCCATCTATATGTGAATCGAGTGGACATGTCGATATCTAGCTTTGTAACAACAGGGGTTAATCTTGTAGCGATAGTACTGTTTTGAAACACAGTTCCGTTGCTTGAGTTGATAGTCATTACGAATGGCACGCTCGTGAAATCAAAAAGACGTTCTTGCACTAATGTACTTAAACGTCTTACTTTTTCACTGATCGTATCCTCTCTAGATTCGATATTCGTAATTTTAATTTCGCCACTATCTTTTGTCGCAATGGATTTCTTGATGCTAGAAACACGGCCTTCTACAACCAATGCTGGTTCGAAGTTGTTATCTACGATGGCCACTGTATCTCCGATATTGATTTCTTCCGGTAATAAGCTAATCGATACATCATACGTCACTTCTGGATGATTCCACTGTTTCAACTTGATAACAGCTTCTGCCATCAACGCTTGAGGAGTCTTAGCTTCACTCTCATAACGTTTAACGATTCCTCCGCCTGCAGGGGCGTAACCAGCGCGCTTCCATCTTGCTACCGCGTCATAATCGATTAAATAAATCGAATTCTTCGAAGAACGAATATTTCCTTCGTTATATTCTGCGCCTGCCAATGTAATCCCATCAGCACCAGTCGCTACAATCGTAGTCGCTAAATTCTCAATTGAGATAGTTCTTTTAACATTCGAGACTTCTCTTCCAACTTCTAAACGGACTTTTTTGTCTTCGCCAATCTTCTTGTAGATGTGGATTAGTTTTCGGAATATCTTCCCGTGAACAAATTCGAAGTCATAAGCTATCTCAGCGTCAAACCTTCTTACTAGCTGTCTAAGTCTCTTAGTAGCAGTATCTGTTCCTTCCCACTCAAGTTTACGAGTGGTTGTTTCTGGAATTTCGTTGGTTCCAATTTCCCAGCCTGAGTCGTAGGTGAATTCCGCAATGTAATGAGTAATTGGATAACTCTTATCCGCTTTGTAAGGAGGAACTTGCTCACCTAGTAAGTCAAGTCCTGCATCTTCAGCATAAATCGTTTTAGAGTCTTTATCTTCTTCAATTCGCATTACTTCAAACGAACGTATCTTGCTACCATCTTTTACAATCAGATAACAGCCTACGTTAATCTTTTCAATCTCAGAATCTCCAATTTTATCAACTGTAAATTGATAAGTCCCGATACCAGTGTCCAGGTCTTGTTCAAACCAATCGTTGTATGCAAAAAGTCCGTCAGTTAAGTCAAAACTCAACTGACAGACAATATCATACTGTCTATTCGTAATAGTAATCATAACCAACACTCCCTATAGACGCATTTAATACTTGGAACTGCCTTGTTTCCATCCGCGCTAACCTCTATTTGAGTCGTTCCTGGTAAAATCCCAAAAACTTGACTAGCTGGATTAATGTATTTTCTTTTTCCGTTAATAAGAAGCGTGTTGCTTTCTGATTCGAAGCGAACGACGTCACCTGTCTTGATAACATCCTCTCCGTTCTCATATCCGTACTGTACAACTTTCCCGTTTGGATGAGCTAACGCGATCATCTTGTATGGTGAACTAGCAATGAACGTATAAATAGGATAAACAGGAGCCGTTCCGTTATTTTCAACGGTCAACTTTCCACCGATGACTGTTCCGTTCTTTTCTGCAGTTGAATACGACACTCCTTTTGGGATTAGGAATTGCAATTGCAATTCAGCGCCACGTACAGAGCTTGAAGGAATGATTTCACCAGTCAAAATGGCTTCATAGTATCTTGAAGGTTGGTCTTTGAAAATTAATTTTTGATTTGGAACAGAGAAAATACGATTTAGCGCGTCAATCGTTTGTAATACATCGTGCTTAACAGTTATCTTTACTTTAATAGTTTTTTCTCCGTATTTTCTCTTAATCCATCTCTTTTGTTTTACAACATTTGAAATAAGAGGCGTCATAGCACGCTCTACTTTGTTAATAATTATTAAACTCGATAAATCTTGTCCATTGTAAATCATGCTAATTCACCCCTCGCTCTCATCATTCTTCTATCATTAAGTTTGTTATAACCGTTCACAACATCCGTTAATTTACGGCCGTCTAGATAAGTGTTGTTGTCCTTTTCTAGAATCTTAAGCAATAATTCGATAACCACATCAAGTTTCGAAGCGTGTCCAATCGGTTGGACCGTTGCATTCTCTGAAGCATCTTGCATATTGGATAAAGATGTGCCGTAGCTTACTGAATAGTCGACTGGAATTTGTGGAATAACCTTTCCGCCGACTGTAGCAACATTGCTATTGAAGTCTAATTCGCTGTGGAACTCGTTATCCAAGTACTTATCAACGATATTGTTAACTTCTTCTGCGATACCTTTAACTGTATCTTGGACATCACTAAATCCGTCTTTTAATCCTGCGCCAAATCCTTCCATGATAGCATTACCGGCTGGAACCAATAACTTTCTATCGTACTCGATTGGACCTTTGTGGTCTCTAATCCAGTTCGCTACTCCTCCAATGAAGTCTGTAACCGCGCTCCATGCAGCTTTTAACCCACCGAGGAAACCATCCATAATTGCTTGTCCAGCTCCTGCTAAGTCGATGTGCCATAATCCGTCGAAGATTCCTGTAATTCCAGATACTAAACTAGAAACAGCGTTAGACATTGCATCCCATGCAGCTTGCGCTCCAGATACTAATCCATCAATAATCCCTTGAACTCCAGCGACTAATCCATTCCAACCTGCAATGGCTGCACCAGAAATAGCGTCCCATAGTCCGCTTAAGAATGAAGCCATGCCGTTAAATGTTGCTTGAACGCCTCCAACAATTGCGTTGACTGCTCCTGAGAATACCGATTTAATACCTTCCCACATCATTGATATTCCGTTTGAAATTCCATCCCAAATAGAACCTAAATCCGTTCCTAATTGACCAAAATTAAGTGTCACTAAATCAATGATGATTAAGATTGCTCCCAGGAATACTGATTTGATAAGTTCCCATGCTCCAGTGAAGTATGTAACATATCCATCAAACATTTGAGAGATTCCTGAACTCATTCCGTTCCATAGTCCCATGAATGCGCCAATAAACGGTTGAAC